ATTTTAAATAGCCGTGAGCTATAATCGGTCCTAAACCGTTTATTTTAGTGTTATGTAACACTTTATTTTATAATGACTTTATTATAAATATCATAACAATTATAAAAATTCTTTTAATTTTGTGATTACATCATCTAAATTATTATTAATATCATATTCCCAGAACCTAAGAAGTGTAATATTATTACTTTTAGCGACTTTATTTTTCTTTTTATCATTTTGAATGGTGTTTTTCTGGATAGGTGATAAAGGTAATGAGTGTACGTTTTCATTGAAATGATACCAATCACCATCAACTTCAATTAAAGTGTTATATTCAGATATATAAAAATCATATAAATAACCATCAACACTATATGAGCTTTCAAATTTAATACCCATATTAGTTAATAAATCATCAAAAAATTGTTCTAATTTTGAACGTTTTCTTGATTGAGACGTTCTAAAATATTTTAATCGACGAAAACGTTGAGCTTCCCTTTCTTTAGGGTCTGACCATCGAATATTAGCAATATTCGATAATTTTTGTTTATGTTCCTCACTTTTAGGTACATCAGATAATGCGTCAGAAATCTTCTTACTTCTATTTGGATTAGCCATTACTTTATCTATATTATCTCTAACCCTTGGGTCATCAATAGTTAAACCATCATTCCACATTTTTAAATCACCTGATTCATGCATTAATCTTTGGGTTTCTTTAGACTTCTCCATAGCTTTAAGGTTATGACCCCAATTATTATTAATTCGTGAAGCATGACCCCTCACAAACTCTACATACCCCTTTTTTATTGATAAAAAATTAACTTCCTCACCACAACCACATTTACAGGTTGGTTTGATTCCTTTTAATTCATATTCAATATAAGTTTCCTCCGCACACATATGATGTTTTTGTGAGTTATGTTTACTTAACCCCAATATTGATGTGAATTCTTTTTCACATATTTCACATTCAATTTTTCCCATAAAAAAACTTCCTTTACCCAAATATACTAATAAATAGTATAAAAGTAAAGGAAGTTTAAGTTTTGATGAATCTATTTTATTATTTATTTTATAAATAGCTGATAATGTGAGTAATAGAAATCAGAATAATAATATTGCCCTATCAAACCTTAAAGTGGCTGTGATATCTGCAATACCGTCATCATCCATTGATAAGTCACCAAATCCAACATCGGTTAACATAGTACCTTGTAGTTGCCATTTTTCAATAACAACACCACTAGGGTCTAACATTTCAAGCTCAACATCTTTTTTGTATCCAGCAGCATAACCTTGTCTACCAGTAGCAGACTCAGAAGTTAACCTAACCCATTCCATAATAGCTTGGGATGTAGAAGGTCCAATAGCATCTCTAAATACAACTTCAATAGTATCCCAAGTAAATCTACCAATTACGAAGGTAGATGTGTTTAAGAATGGAATCTCAACTTCATTTTGTGTGATTGAAGGACGTGATGCTGACTGTAACCACCATTGTTGTATACCCAACTCAGCTGGGAACCTCATTAACCATCTATTCTTTTTCTTTGGTTCGTAAGGAACAGGCATTTTCATTAGTAAATCACTCATATTTTTCTATTTTTAATTTTAATCTTTTATCTTCTTTATTATAAATATATGAAAAGAGAAAAAATGTGGGATGAACCCACATTTATTCATCTATTAATATTATATATCTTCGAATGATGCACCAGTATTTTGTACAACAAATTCTACTGTTATAAATTCTAACGCTCTTGTTGGTTTAATGAATATTCTACCGTTAAGTTCGTTCCTATCAATTGACTCAGGTGAGTTATCAACTTCTACACGGAAATCAGTAAGACCTCTTTCACTTCTAATATTTTCTAGAATAGGGTTAACTAATGTTTTAAATTGATTTCTTACAACCTCATCGTTTTGTTCGAATAATAATCTGATTGATACAGCAGATATTAATTTTCTAGCCTGTAGTAATAATCTTCTTACGTTAAGTCTGTTTAAAGCAGTTTCTTTTTCTTGTAAGTTTTTATTACCGAAAATAACTGTTCCTTCAGAAGCGAATGTAGCGATAGGGTTGATTCTACCTTCATATAAAGTATCTCTTTCACCTAAAGTTAATTTCTTTCTAGCTTTAACTGCGTTTACAATACCTCTCTGTACACCAGCCACAGCGAACCATGGGAATGATACATTATCGGTTAAAGCAACGTTAGTTATAACATCTCTTGTAGGTGGTAAGTATACTAATACGTTATTATCTGTATCATTAACTTGTACCCAAGGCCAGTATGTTGCAGTATAACTACTGTCAATACCTGTAGCGTCTAATCTATTAACAACATCATCTACAGTAATTACCGTCTCATTCTCATAATCAGGTGTTGTTGTAATATAGATAGAATCACTTCTTTCTTCCTCAACCATTTCAATAGTCGATTCGACAAGATTAGTGTGATTAAATATATCAATACCTGGTGTTGCAAACACGTTAACGTTAGTTTCTTCAGGGTTATTAAATGTTCTTATAGCTTCTTGATATGCGTAGTAATCAGCTGTCGTTCCTTGGTCACCATTTTCCAGAGCCATTTCAGCAATAGCACCACTAGCTAAAGCTTCATTACTATTGGTTTGACCTAATACAAAACTATCTGTATTACTTCTACCTTCTCTATACTCATCCCATCCATCAAAACCACCGAAAGGTGCCATTGTGAATTTTCTTGATTGTATTCTAGTGTAACTGTTACCAGATAATCCTAATTGAGCATCGTTTTGGAAATTAGAATCTCCATAAACAAATGTGAAGTTATCTAAAGTAGCACCACTTGCGTCAATGTCCATATGGAAACCGTTTGTCATACCACTAGTAGCCTCGTCATCAGCCCCTATAAATTTAAAGAAATCTCCATCTATACCTACTGTATCTGAAAGACCTAAGTAAATTTTTCTTACTTTATCGAACCGACCATAAGCTTGATTATAATTAACTGATGGAGCATCTAAAGAAGCACCAAAGGCCTTAGTAGGCACACCAGTAAATCCAGCTGGGAATGAATCTGAAGTTTCCTCAGTTTCATCTAATTGAACTAACACATAATTAGATACTGAAGAATAAAAACCATCTAAAGTACCAAGTCTTCTACCAACAAAATTATCTGAAGTTGGGTCCATTGTACATCTAGAAAATCTTTCTAAAGTTACTGGATTAGCATCAGTATCATTGAATGCTCTAATTCTAACATCAAATTCCCTAGCATTAGGCCTTATATTTTCAATAGATACTTTAATCTCTGAATTGGCACCATTACCATCTGATATAGTAATAAGTCTGAATAATTTTTTAATAATATTACCATTAACCTCAGATACAACCCATGGAGTTATAGCAGGTCTATATTTGGTTTTATAATCTTCGAATTCAGTTTCAAATTTATCTAAAGTAGTACTAATACCAGTAATGGTACTATCATCTATTAAAGAATCTAACATATTTGGATAAATACTCTCAACAAATATAGGTGCTTGACCATCTGAATTTGATTGACCTAAAACCCTAGGTAAATAATTCTTTTTAGTTGAGTCAAATGATACGTTATAGGTAAAGTCATTACCACCAGTTGTACCACTTAATACAAATTCGGCCTTTGCGTCACTATCAATATCATTAATAGCAGGGTCAATCTGTAAATCATCAATGCCTACGTCGAAGATTAAATCTTCACTAGCATCGTAACTACCTCTACTTCTAATAAAAGCAACAACTTGGTCATTATTACCTTTAATTGCCCAAGCTGGACCAGCATCATAACCTGAGTAACCTAATACTCTTGTTACATATAATTGGTTAGACCTTGTGAAGTATGATTTAGCTATATAAGGTAACTCATATTTAGGATATCCAGTATCAGGGAATTTGGCTGGGTTTGTCCCACCAAAGAATGAAGTGAATTCGTTATAATTAGAAACGAATATAGGCTGGAAAGCTGGACCTTTTGTAGTCTCACCTACCAAACCAGCTGTTGTAACACCTATTTGACGTGTTACAAATGATATGTCTCTTTCTGATGTGTAAACCCCTGGACTTACAAATACTCTGTTGTTTGTACTCATATAATTAGATATTTAGTTTTTATAATTCTTATTTTATAATAAATATGTAGAATTTTATCAAAAGTTTTTATGATGTATGTAATACATCATATTTAGTATGATTTTTGTATTACTTTTGTCATACTTATAGTAAAAAACTCATGAAACGAACTAAAAACCTTAAAATAACCCCTACAACTCACAAAATATTAAAAGACTATTGCAATGAAAATGGACTTAAAATGTTTGGGTTCGTTGAAAAACTAATTAAAGAGAAATGTAAAAAGCCGACTGATTTATACGACGAG